CATCATTTACCACCTTTTCAATTGTAGTGTCCATTGATTCGTCCTCGGAAGGAGTCCACTTGGACTTCTTGGGTTTAGCCTTTTTGGGCTTTACCTTTAGCGAGTCAGCAAGGTCAGCCGCTTGACGGCGAGTGAGAAGACCTTCAAATTGAGTCTTTTCGTCTTCCGTCAATTCACGGCCAAGCCTGCGCTCGGCATATCCGACCAAGAATTGCGTTCTGTCGCTCAATCAAACACCCCCGCATCAAGCAGAGATGTTGTCAATCACACAAATGCGGTTGTTCTTACCAGAAGCCGCACCATCCTGCATTTCGTGAACAATACAACCCATGTAGCCCGTCAGCATCCAATCGTAGCCGACACCTGGGATTCGGGTCAATTCGGTCTCTTGGAAACCGTCGCCGTTGTATTGGAAGAACTCGGCAGTCTCCGAGCCTGGGATTAGCAAGAGAGCCTTGTCAGCCAGACGAGAGTTGCGACTGTAAAGGATAGTCAAGTTGCTCATGCGGCGGAGATGCTCCTCAAGGGATTCCACGACATTTCCGTAGAGCGTGGTCTGCAAGAGGACGCTTCGGTGCTTGGCTGGGACAATGAGAGCCATTGGTTCGTTGCCCGACACACGGCCATTCTCAAAGATTTTGTCCATAGCATCAAGGATGTTAGCCTCGGCATCGCCGCTTGCGGCATCCCATTCCGAGCCACCAGCAACGGACACAGTCTGACCTGCGCCACCGATGAGGGTCTCAAGAATCAAATCGTCAATAACATCCGCCATGTTTCGGACAATGGCGAGTTGCTGACGGTCAAGGTTCTCAAATGACTCGCCTCGGAGGAGGGTGGAGTCAAGGAAAATGGTGCGGCCTTGTCCCTTCTTCAAGTGAACCGAATAGTTCTCCGTTCCGATTTTGGTTGGGTCAGCCGTAGCGTTATCAGCCAGAGGGTAGGAGAAGGTTCCTTCTGCACCCGTATAGAAAGTGAACTCAAGCCAGCCCACACGACGGACACCGACGACTTGCGTTCCAACGGCAATCAGCGTGGATTGCAGTTGGATGAAGTCTCGGAGAGTTTGTTCAAGGACGGCATCGGCTTGACCGAATGGCCCTGCGGCGGCTTCAACAGTTAGGATTTGTTCCAATGATTTGTTCATATTTTTCACCTCAAATTATTTTCGTGTATCATGCGATGTCTGCACCAGCAGTCATAACAGGAATAAGGTCGCCTGCGGCGGAGGTCGTCGTGCCTTCACCGACATACAGGCCAAGTTTCTTGTTTGAGCCTGCGGTAGCCGTAGCAAGGCCACCAGCACCGACATAGACGGTGTCGCCCAAAGCCCAAGTCGTAGCGTCTTCGGAAGCGACCATAAGGACACCACCGAGAGGGTAGAATGCGACAGAGCCGCCAGACACAAGACCAGAGGCATCGCGCTCGGATTCATCAGCCGAGACACCGATGCAGACTTCGGTCAGAGCCGACAAGTCCATTGTGTTCGTTCCGTCTTGAGCCAGAAGGTAGCCGATACCGCTAACGGTGCTACCTGCTTTCAAAGTTGCGTTTCGTGGGGTAGATAGTGCAGTCATATTTTTTCACCTCAAATGTAGTTTTTCTCCTTTGCCTCTGCGTAAAGCGGGGAGCGCATGTTTGGTTCGGAAACACTCTTGTTCCAAGTGTTAGCCCAGATATTGAAAGCCTTTTCGTAGACTTCTTCTGGGGTGTTGAGTTTCTTGCCGTTCAAGAAGTTAGCGACAACTGCGCCATTCTTAACAGGGGTCTCAACGGGGGTCTCGGAAGCCTTCACAGGCTTCATTTCAACAACAGGTTCTTCAACAACGACCTTAGCCTCAAAGGAAGCAATAATCGTGCTGATGGTCTCGGCAGGCAATTCGCTGACACCAGCGATGCCCATTTCGGTAGCCTTCTCAACGAGAGCAAGTCGGGCTTCTTCGGCCTTTGCTTCTTCGGCGGCTTTCATTGTGTTCAATTCGGCATCTCGCTCTGCAAGCGAAGCCTTAAGTGCTTCAATTTCTGCGGCGTAGTCGGGAGTCTCAACAACTTCTTCCGATGCCTCAATAACTTCGTGTTCGCTCATGGAGTTCACCTTGTCTTGATTAGTGTCATATACGGTGTGAGATATAAAGGCTTCTGAACTTTTCACCTCTAATTCCACTTTTTCCACCGAATCAATGCTTGCCCGTTCATAGGCGGGACGGTGGACAATAGCCAGATGGTCTAAGGTAAAGTCGCTTTCAAAGGTCATAATCATTCGTCCGTCTTCGGCTTCTACCATCTCGTCGGGAATACCCGTTCCGCCAATAGAGACACCGTAGCCTTGTCGTAGCCAGAGGCCAGATTCAAGAGCCTCAAACAATTCGGAGCGATATACATCTGCTTTGAAAGAGACATCCCACTTACCTTCTTCTTTGTCGGTAATAGAAGCCTCGGTGATAACACCAACGACTGCGTCTTCTACGCCGCCATTCATGTTCCGCTTAAAGCGACCCATTTCAGCAGGTGGGTGGTTAAGCGTCAAGTCAGTCCCGACCATCTGCGAGACGGTGCGATTAGCACCTTGTCGGGTAATTTTCCAGCCATTCTTGTTGATGCCTTCGTGGAAAGCAATACCGCTAATTCGCACAACTTGACGACCTGTGCTGGCCTCAATGATGGTCTCATCCACTCGGTATTCTACATCAAGGTAGACTGCGACTTTTTGACAACGACCATTCATCATTTTCTCGCCAGCAGGACAAGAGTCCATGTGGTAGGAAGCATCGTGCGAATCATTTTCGTCAAACCACTTCTGGAAAGTCTCTTCGTCTGGGCCTGGGAAATACATCGTAGTGCCGTCAGCCATTTTCTCGGTATGGATTTTACCTTCCATGCCGATTTCTCTTGATTTTTCCCTTGCTCCTTCTGGTGTAGAGAAAATGTAGTCTTCCATGCCTGCATAGAACTCTTGGTAGAACTCTTCTTCGGATTTGAAAGTGTGTCCTTCGTGAGCATCCATGCACTCTTGCTCCGAATACCCCATCTCTTGACAACGAGACATGTATTCGTCGTGAGTCTCTGTATCGTTTGGTTGAGGTTCAGCCGCTTCAACGGAACCACAACCGCCGCAACCGCAATCGCAACCCATGTCTTTTGCTAAGGTATTGTCTGTTTTATTAAGGTCTTCACTACCTTTTACCTTAGCACCGTCTCGCCATTGGTAGCAAGACCAATAGCGGGCTTTCCATTTGGGGCCAGGATTATCGCAATTGTGGCGACTTCGGAAGTTTTTGCGACGCTGGGGGTCGTCTCGCTTAATTTCCATATTAGGGTCGCCAAAACGAACAATGACGACTGTTCCTTTCTCGTTCTTTGTGTAGACGGCAAACTTCTTTGGGCCTTTGGGTGTGCGGAAAGGTTTGTTGAGTTTCACTTGACGACCTTGATATTCTGCCCCTGTAAAGGCTTCCTCGTCCCAATCTTCATAGTCTTCTCCTTCACTTGACCCTCTTGGATGGCTTTTGGGTAGAAGGTCATTGTCTTGCTTGTAGTTGGGGTTAGAGGGTCGGCCATTTCGTAGGAGGTAGAGGAAAGCCTTGACTCTTGCAATTCCCCAACCTGTTCTTGACATATTAGGTGCGTGTGTCCGACTAAAAGCACCAGCCCCACGGCGGAAGACAGACTTAAGACGACCCATAGATGCTCTGCTACCTTTTCCTTTCTTAGCAACTTTTTCATTGTGTTCCCTCATCATGCTACGAAGTCGTGCTTCTGTCTCTTTGCTAACCTCAATGTTCTTGTTTGGTTTGCTTGCTGAATCGGGTTTGTTTTTCTTTGAGCCTTTGCGACGCTCGCTTGGTTTCGCAGGAGTCTTGCGAGGGTCGTTTTTGCTGGGACGACCATATTGGAGAGCCTCAACTTGCTCCTCTGCAACGGGGTTATCGGCATATTTGTTGCAGACGGCATACCTCTGGGGTGCATCGGGAAACTCTTCATTCATTTTAGCGTCTCCCATGCACCTATCCATAAAGTCGTCTCGGCTTTCAGTCTTCCTTCGTGTGGGCATCTGCGCTCACTCCTAATTCTGCTTTTTGCTTTTCGTGAGCAAGACAATGCTCATGCTCTTGTTGTTTCATAGCAAGCGTATGTTTATGCTCTATCTCCATAACTGCAACTGTTCGGTCATGCTCTGCTTTGGCTTCCATAACCTTCTGGTTAGATTTGATAACTTCTGGGTGAAGGTCAGTCTCTACGGTCTGCTCTGCTTTCCACAATTCAAGAATGTTATCATAGGATTTTGAGGCATACCCACCGATAATAGCAATCAGAGCAATAAAGGCCTCCACATTGGGAAGCACAATGTCTGGTTTAAAAATACCGTAGAAAATGACTGTTCCCGATGCGGCAATCCAGAGATAGATGGCTGGAAGAGAAGTCCATTTAACCATTCGGTCATTTACACTATCGCGTCTTGCACCCATCACATCACACCCTGCATTCCAATAATAGCGGCAACCATAGCAGACCCGATTCCCATCATCCACTTGACAATTGATTGACCGATACCGTTTATCATGTCTTGTGTTGCCGCTTGATTTGCCGTGAGCGTATCAAGAGAAGCAGAGAGACCAGACATTTGTTCTTCGGTGCGTGTCTGTGCCTCAACGAGTTTCCCTAACATCTCATCGTGTTTGTCAAGCCGACGCTCAATGGTGTCTAACCTGTGATTTTGAACTGCGTCATTTGTAGTCTCAAGACTCGTCAATTTCTTCACCATCCCGCACATCTGTTGCGCTATCCTGTGAGTTCTCTCTGGGAAGACGGCCTGTGTTTGGAGTCTCTCCGCTTTCACCTTTGCGAACATCGCCTTCCAACTCTTGTGGTTCCCCTACAATTTCCAAGGCTTGATTCAGCGTAAGGATTCCACCAGCGTAGCCCATGTTAGCCCTCTGCATTTTGTTAAGACGAGTTTCTTCGTCAATTGGCTCAAAGTTGAGGGATGGTAAGTCGCTCATCGTGTGGTTAATTCGCAGAAGTTCAAGGTGTTTGCTAAACATCTTGCGAACTGCTTGATTCAAAATTGCTTGCATACGACGAATGGCTTGCGACGACCATTGGTTTGCCGTATAGGATGCGGCAAAGGTAGAACCTTTCTCTTGACCTGCGGCTACCCTCGGCACTTGCAAGACGGCGGCAATATCAGCATTGACATTGTCAAGGAAGGAAGTTGTGTCTGGAATAGCCGTCCTCTGGTCTATGTGCTGGATGCTGACATAGTCTGGGAAAATAGGCACTTGGTCTCCACGCAGAGACTCAAGTGTCTCAACGACTTGTCCCATGATGTGAGACAGACGCTCCCTCTGTTCATCGGGGTCTTGGATATGTGCGATAGCAGACTTGTCAATGGTAATGAATTGCTTTGTCATAGCGTCTTCAATCGCAATCCGATTGTTCATAGAGTTGTATTTGGCTCGGATAGCCTGTTTAAGCGAGGTAAAGCGAGAAGAACCCCAGACACCATACGAGACCCTCTCTTCGCTATCCGTGAACCAATTGCTTCGGTAGTCAGTTCGCACATGGAGAATCTCATCGGCTCGGATTTCTTCTTGCGTCTGTTCGCCTTCACGCAGAATGTATCTCTCTGCGGTGATAATTGGGTTTATTTCGTCAGCAACTTCGTTGATGCCTCGGCCATCAAGAATGGTAATCTGTCTAACGGGCAGAGATTGAAGTTCCGTAATGCCTTCCCGACTGCTTCCGACATATTTGTTCACATCGTTTCCGTAGACCATCATGTTTCGCATGGCGTTAATCATAAAGTCGTCAAAATCAATGGTCTCTTCAACAAGCAGTCGGATGGCTTCTCGGATGCGGGCATTTCGGGCGGCTCGGTAGTCAATGGTATAGTTGTTAGCCGTGAGGCTAACGGCCCGAACTGCACCGTTTAGTTCGGGGTCAAGTTTTAGCATATCGTCAAACAACTCAAAGTCGTTGTCGTAGTTGTTGTTATCCCGCAATTGGTTGGTCTCTTCTACAATGTCTTGCATACCAGCGATAAGGCTAAAAGGCTGGCGATGCTTTACAGGATAGGAGAAATCAGCCCTTACGGTCTGCGGCTCCGATTTCTTGGACGCGAACGGCCAGACCATGTAGAGGTGTAGCCTTCTTCTGTCTTATCAATCTATCCGCCTTCCCGTCTACATAGCGATTTGATTTATTGATGTTGCGAATGTGTAGATATATTATTTTGAAGACGAAAAAAGAATCAAAAAAGAAATAAACGCATGACTGCTCTACAATTCACTTTATTTTGTAATAAGTCTTAAGAGTCTGTAATTAAAAGCCCTAACTCATTAGAGATATAATATAATATATAATTTAATCACCCTATGGAAAGAATAAAGAATACGCCGACCTTGTATGCAGTCCATCGTTTATTTTTGTTGCAATTCTTTATTCTGTGCTAAAAGAAATACATTGATAAGGTAAAGCGTTCATCGTATGAACATGGCGAGCAAAGACGACTACAAGGAACTTGTTGAAAAAAACATTCACCTCTATAAAGGCGAGATGCGGCCTTTCGCAAAGAAACTCTATGAGATGTGTCAAGACAAGACTGTTGATGGCTGGCGTATGTTTGCTTCTCGCATGGAGATTTCGCAACCAGACTTGTTTGCTTACACAAAGACCAACTACAACGACATGCTTCCGAAGGTCTGGGACGGAACAGAGACGGGTCTTGCAAAGCGCATGTATAAACAAGACCCCAGCATTTCCATGAATGCTTGGCGCATGCGTATTCGTGAGGCTTTTATGCGAAACTCTATCACTCGTAGCCACCGACCAGAGTTTGTTGTTGAGCATCTCAAGAAACCAAACAAGAGCAACGAAGACCTCTGGGCTGATATTGAGGCTCTAAGCAAGAAAGCAATTGAAGGTATTGAACACGCTCGCTGGGCTGACATTCACATGCAGACCGAGACAGACAAGTTTATCGGTATTGCTTTCCAGAGCGACCAACACATCGGCAATCCTTTCTGCGACCATGAGCAATTGCGAATTGACACCGAGTTAATTGCAAATAGCAAAAATGTCTTTGTGATTCACGCTGGCGACTACATTGACAACTTTATTGTTGATAAGCCACGCCCAGCCATGAAAGCCACTATCCCTCCCTCCGTTCAATGGAAGTTGTGCGAGCATTACCTTGACATGTCCGTTGATAGTCTTATGGCGGTTGTTGCGGGCAATCACGACCTCTGGACTGCTGGTATGACCGACTTTGACCCCCTCAAGCGTTTCGTTGAAGAGAGGGGTGTCCTTTACCATGCACATGAATTAAATCTCCGAGTGTGGGTCTCTGACATTCCCTACCACATCTCTGTGCGCCACAAGCGACGAGGCAACTCTAACCTTGACCCTTCGCGTGTGATTAAGAAAATGTGGGACGATGGTGAAGCCGACTTTGATATTGGGGTCGTAGGCCACCACCACACACCGTCTGTTGTTCCCTTTACCAAACACGGCCAAGAACGATGGGCCGTCCGACCTGGGGCTTATAAAATTGTTGATACCTTCGGTGAGATGTGTGGTTTCCCAAGAGAGAAGCCAACAAGTCCAATGGTTGTTCTTAATCCACATACCAAAGAGATTCAAGCCTTTACAGACTTGCGAATGGGTCTCCGAACCCTTGCGGCACTTAACGGAGATGAATACGATGAAGATTTGGGCATCCAATGATAAAGAGTTGCGATTTACCGAGGTAGACCATAACTACATCGCCGTTAATGTCTTTACCGAGGAGTTTATATTGGGTGTGATGCTTAGTCGTCGTGAAGCAGAGCGTCTCTGTTCCAGCCTTGCTGAATGGTGCGGCATTCCTCTGTTTGGGAATGAAGAAGAATGAATCGTATTCTCACGGCCCTTAATATGGAGCGCAGTCGCTCCGATGTAAAGCATTTTTACGAGTGGCTTGGCTACACTTGGGGCGAACATATTGGTGAATGGATTGAACTTTACGGAGACCGCCGTGATAAGCAAGTTCACCGTGTCTGTGTGATTGCTCCGAGAGACCACTCCAAATCCACCACTCTGCGTGTTAAGGTTCTACATCAATTGCTTTTTGAAAAGTGGCGAGGCAAACCCTTTACCATCTGGTTGTTTTCTGCGAATAAGGATTTGGCTATCAACCGTCTTGAAGAGATTCGGCAAGACCTCAAGCGACACCCCGAACTTTCCCGCATGATTGACGAGAAGAGAGGCAACCGTTTTGAAATCCGTCTAACGAATGGTGCTTGGATTAAGGCAACTTCTGTTGGCTCTGGTATTCGTGGTGAGCATCCTGCCGCAATCGCACTTGACGATGTATTGGACGACCAGAACGATATGTCCTATGAAGTCGTTCAACAATGGTTTCGCAAGAAACTGACACCCATGCTCTCGCCAGGGACTTCTATTTATTGTGTAGGGACTCCTATGTCTATGAATGACTTGTATCACACCGAGATGTTGAATAATGAGTCTTGGGACTGCTGGCGCAAAGGCGCAATTGTCAATTATGATGAGTGGCGCAACGAAGAAGACACAGAAGCACTCTGTCTCTGGCCTACCGAGCGTCCTCTTGAGTTTCTGTTGGAGCAGAGAAAAGCAATTGGCGAGTTGGCTTTCGCACAGGAATATCTCTGTAAGGTCGTAGACGACGACTCCGCCGTATTCCCCCAGACAATCACTCGCAAAAACATGGATATGTCAATGGTCTTGCAAAACAATTATTCTTTTGAGGGACAATATGCGATTGGCTTTGACCCTTCACATGGTATCGGTCAAGACTATTCTGTGATGGTGGTTCTACGGAAGGATGAAGACGGCAACATTCATGTCGTCAATGTCTGGCGCAAGAACGATTTCCCACCCGAAAAGCAGATTGATGCCGTCGTGGACTTCAATGACCGTTATCGCAAGCCAAAGTTTGCGTTTGAGAGCGCAGGTTTCCAATCCCTCTATTCAACGCTCTTGCAACAGAGAGGAGTTGTGCTGGATATGAAGTTGTCTAAGGTCAGCAACCGAACTTTGAAGCAAGGACTCCTCACTCGCCTCCGAAGTTGGTTTGAACAGGGTAAAATCATCATTCCCTATGGCGACGACGCTACAAGGCGGCAGATGAACATATTATTGGACGAATTGGAGTCCCATGTCTGGAAGAACGGCAATATCCTTGATAAAGGCCGTCATAACGACACAGTTATGGCTCTGGCGCATGCAATTGACCTGTTTAACATGCAAATACGGGGCGGAATGCCTGCGGCAGGGGCGGCAGTCAGCATGAATAAGTGGGGAAAGCCCGAAAAGGGTCAAAAGTCGTCAGTCGTGCGCCGTAATTCGGGCAAATCGGGCAAATATCGGACTTTTTTCTAAAAAAAAATAATTTTTTCAAAAAAAATTGGAAAATTGTTTGCGGTGGTAGCCGTGGATTGGTCGTCGGGCGGCTCGGCCTTTGGCCGAGCCGCCCAACGCCGTCCTTCGCTGGGTTCCACCCAGCGGCTACCTCAAAGGTAGCCTGCGGCTTTGCCGCAGGAATCGCAGAGGCAGTTTGGCGTTCCGTCGTCGCCGTAGGAGACGACAATGGCGGTTTCTGGGTTCACAACTGCGGCGCAGTTGGCTGGGTGTCCGAGGCACTTGGTTTGGCTCATCGGCTCCTCCGAGACCCTATCCCACCTTAAAGGTTTGCAAGCGGCATTCTCCTTTTCCAACTTCCCCTTCTCTCGCGTGAGGCAAAGCCTCTGTGTAGAAGGGCCGATTTCCACTAAGAAAAATTAGCCCTAAAGGGCTAATTTCCTGCGGAAATTAAAGGCCGACTTTCTTCAACAATTTTTTTCCAAAGTGTTATGTGGCTCTGACCTAAAAGGTCAGAGACACTAACTCTTTGGGTTTCCTGCTTCATTCTTGCATCATCTCCGATGATGAAGTCAGCCTCCTTTGGTATAGGAAAAGTCTTGGGGCTTTAGCCCCAAGACTTTCGCATTAAAAGGCCAAAATCAGCCCAGCAATTTTTGCTAAAGCAAAAATGGCGCAGAGATTTTAGGGACTGTCTGTTGAAGTTGGCTCTTTAGAGCCAAAAAACCGAGACCAAGTCTTGCGATTTTCAAGGACATAGTTGCAAAAATAACTCTGCTTGCAGAGTTAAAACGACAACTCTCCAACTGAAAACCTTCTGACTTTGCTAATGACAAAGCGGCCTAAAGGCCGAAGACCGATTAGAGGATTTAAGACCTCCCTGCCGCTTCGCCGTGGGAGGTCTATCGCAAGCCCCCTCGCAAGAGGTCGGCTTTTGCTAAAACTTCCTCCCCTAAAGGGGAGGACTTTGCCGAAGGTTTCTTAGGCCAACTCCTTTAAAAGGAGTCTACGCATGCTTGCGAGATGGTCGGTTTTGGAGGGGTCGTCGGTGGATTTTGCTACCCCAAGCACCCTTTAGGGTGCTTGACTTTTGGATTTGGGGCCATAGCCCTTTAGGGCTATGACTTCTGTTCTTATGGTATCATTTAGACTCCTGAACAGAGTGAAGGAGTCGTATAAAATGATACCAATAAAGAACAAAGAAGCCAAAAACCCCAGCCTCAACTTCGTTGAGAAGTGGAGCAACCTTGAGACTGCCCTTACAGGGCAAATTGTGGAATCCTATGGGATTCCAGAATTGGAGACCGTGAAGGCTTTCAGCCTTCAAACCCTCCGATTCCTTTCCAAGGAATTAGAAGCCCAGCAACTCTGCGAAGCAACGGAACAATTCGGCGTTTTTGCTTTCAGCAATTTTTTGACAATCCTTGGTGTCTTGGGACACCAAGAAGAAGTCTCCGACTCCATTGAGGAAGTGTCCGAAGGACAAAACGACAATGGAGAACCAATCACCCTCATTGACTGCGTCAATGAATGGCTTGACGAAGAAGGCCTTGACGAAGTCAAGAAGATTTGCGACTTCCTCATGTCCTCCAAGGAGGACATAATCAACGACTTCGTCGTTCCTCACTACAAAGTCGGCAAGGCAAGCCACTTGTGGCTTGAAGAATTGACTGAATCGGCTCTCAAGAGAGCCATTGACCGACATTTTGACTTCGTCAATGGCTACAACGAAGTTTTTGACTTTGTCAACTACGACTTCTTCACCGTCGCTGACCATGTCAGCATTTTTGAATATGTCCTTGACGGTCTTGACCGTCAAAACAGGGAATTGGCTATCAAGGATTTACTCCTTGATGCTCCTTGCCGACCAACCACCTTCGGTGAAGAAGTCCATGAAGCCGTTCTTGACTATGTCAAGGACTTAACCACCAAGAGGATTTCAAGTCTGCGACTTGAATGGGAGGAAGAAGCCACAGAACACCTTAACGAGGTGTTTGGAAAGTCCCACCCTTGGTGGGTTGGACTTTATGACTATGGCTTTGTCTGGGTGCTTTCAAAGAAAGCAAACCTCCCAAAGAAAATCGTCAGTTGCTACCGTAAGGTAGCAAACGAAACCTTCCATTCTTGGGCCACAGGCAACTATTGAGCCTCTGGCTCAATAAAGAAGCCCCTTTGGGGCTTGGTTTTCTGCCGATTCCAGCCAGCCGTAAGGCTGGACTTTTGCGATTCGGCTTCCTACAAAACAGGGTCAAGACCCTGTTTTTCGTGCAGGGAGTCAGCCTAAAGGCTGACTGCTGATTGTAGACCTTGGTCTAAATCAGCATGAGGAGCCTACGCTTGCGAGCGTAGGCGGGCGGGGGTAGGTGCGCCCAGAGGGTGTGTGAGCCTGCCCCTTGAAAGGGGAATAGGATTCCTCAATTCCTATTCCCCTTTTGCGAAAACCCTCCAAGGGTTTTCTTGAGCCGAATGGTCTTCCATCGTTCTTGAAGGGAGAACCAGCAGGAGACCCCAGACCTTGACCCCAGAGGGGTCAAATGGCGTGAAAAAGTCCAAAGACTTTTTTTGCTGGCTCTCGCAGGCCTGCCCTCGCGTACGCGAGGCCGCCTCCGCACACTTGCGAGGCCGTGTCCCTGCACTTGCAGGTAGCCGCCCCCCTGTCTGCGGCCCTGCGCCCTCGGCCACTCGCACCCCTGCGGCCCTGCCTACGGGCAGGTGTGATTTTGGAAAAGGATTCCTCAATTCCTTTTCCTAAAATCTGCGAAAAAACCCTCTGGGTTTTTTTAGATGTGCAGGCTCGCCTGCACTCGCGCTGGGGCAGGTGCGAGCGCATACGGGGAGGCAGGTGTGGGTATGCCCTCGCGCCCCTACGGGAGCGCACCCCTGCACACTCGCAGGCCTGCCTGCTCGCGCCCTCGCGTGTGCCTGCGCTCGCGCTGGCCTACGCCTGCATGTGTGTCCTTTTCGGGAATAGGATTCCTCAATCCTATTCTCTAAAAGCGGAAAAAATCCTCTGGGATTTTCAGCATGCGCCTCATGTGTAGGCTACATACGGAGGCTACATGTGAATCTCCTACGGAGATTTTGGTTGAAGTCGGTGCAAAAATGAAACCGCCTTTTCCAAGCCGTTGAAGTGGCCTTCCTTGCGACTTTTCTGCCGACCCTACCACCTCTACCACCGAACCTCGTTTCGCAAGAGAGAGTGAAAATCTATGATTTTCTTCTATCTCTTGTTTTGAAATCAGACATCTCGCGTGTGCGTCTTTCCACCCTTGGAGTCCCACTTCAAGGGGTTGAAGGGGGATTTCTCAAATCCCACGGCGCATGACGCACCGATTCCCTCAAGGAATCCCGCTACGCCATCCCCTCTAAAGAGGGGAACCCCCTCTTCTACGAAGAGGGGAACATTGTCTTGCTGATTTTAATCCCTACGGGATTTAAATCACTTTGCTAATGATTTGAATCCAGAATCGGAGACCTCTCCCTCCTTAGAATGATGCACATGTATAGAGAGACCCCGTTGGCTTCGGCCTCCTGCCGTCTCAAGGCTCCGCAAAGTCTTGCTCTACACTCGCATGGAGTCCTTTTAAAGGACTTAGGCTATAAAACTATCTCAAACCTCACTACCCCTAAAGGGGTAGTGGTTTCGCAGAAATCTCTGCCTCGCAGGTATGCACATGCAGGGCTTTGCATAACCAATAGCAGACTATTGGTTCTGCAAAGCGAGAACCGCTATGTTCCTTTAGGAACATACCCCATATCTCTCTGTATAACGGTAAGTGATTTCACACCAAAGGTGATGAAATACACTACCTATACAGTTAGAGATAAAGGGGGAATCAGCCTCCTTGACCTCGCCGTCAATGTCGCCATGATGGTCGGCCTCCTGCCGAAAATCAGCCCAGCCTTCCCGATGGCTTCAAATACGGGAACCCCCTCGGAGGTTCAATCCGAGCAACCCCAAGAGGTGAACCAACAATGAGCAAGCAAAGCCCCCAAAACCAAGCCCTCCGAAACGGAGGTTTCCAAACGAAGAACGCCAATTTTGACAGCACTTGTAAAGTGTGTCAGCAAGCCATTCGGGGCAAGGCCCCGAAGTGTCCTGTTGTCGCCGTCAAGATTCCTACGGAATCCCGACCCCAGAATTGGATTCACGCCACCTGTGTTGATGTAAACATCCACCTCCACCCAGAAACCAAGAAGCCTGTCTCTGACAGTCTTTCAGCCGCCGACCTCGCCCTCTTCGGAGAAGGCAAGAAAGCCGAGACCCCCCCTCCTTCGGAGAAGAAGAAGACCGAGACCCCTCCGAAGGAGTCCAAGAAGCCCAAGTCGCAACCGAAGGTTGAAGTCAAGCCACTTGCAGTCGGTTCCACCGACGATGCTGGCGGCGCAGTCCTCGCAGGATTGGTGGCTCCCCACCTCATCGGCATGGTCTCTGACCATGTTGGAGAACAAATCTCGCAAGGTCTTGCAGACCTTTCTTTGCCCCGACCTCTGGTCGTCCAGCCCCTCGGTGAGACTGACGAAGTCAAGGTCGGTTTGGCCCATCCCTGCTTTGACCATCTCCTTGAGATGGGACGAATCCGAACCAACACCCTCGCCTCTGGCCCTGCTGGTAGCGGCAAAACATTTGCCGCCGAACAGGTCTTCAACACCCTTCGGCAACTCCCCGAATCGCAAGGTGGCTTCGCTTCGGACTCTGTCCGTTTCACCGTCCTCTCATGTCATAATGAGATGATGCCTTCCGACATTGTCGGCCCAATGATTCCCAACATCAAGGATGGTTCGGAGAACCACCGAATGACCGAGGTCGTTAAGACCTACCGTGATGGCGGAGTCCTCGTCTTTGACGAGTTTGACCGACTGATGGGAGGAACCGCAGTCGCCGCAAACATGGCCCTCGCAAATGAGACTTGGGCCATGCCCGATGGAACGGTTGTTCACCGTTCTCCCGACCTCTTCATTTTGGCTACCGCCAATACCCTCGGTCAAGGCCGAGGCCGAAGCCCCTACGGGGCGGCAGAAGTTTTGGATGGTGCTACGCTGAACCGCTTCGCTGGTGGCGTTATTCATTGGGGCTATGACCGAGCCTTTGAACGCCAACTCATCTCCGATGATGCAATCACTTCCTTCTTCCATGACCTTCGGTCAAAGGCCGACAACGCTGGTCTCTATGGCCGTATCATCAGCCCTCGCCACATGCTGACTGCCCTCAAGCAGAAGCAAGTCCTCGGATGGGACATGGAGCGCATTCGCCGTGTTGCCGTTGCCGATTGGAGCGAGAAGGACTTGAAAACCGTTGGTTTTGAAGACGCATTCATCTCCTCTGCTTTGCAGACCAATGGAGGAGCCGCTTGAGACCCCTACGGGGTCAGACCGATTTTTGAGGTGATTTGACATGATTCGCAACTTTCACACACAGACCATGCGTTGCTCGGTGGCCGAGCAACCCGCCGATGCCGCAGAATACATCTCCAACATGAAGTCCTCGGACTTCAAGGGCTGGTCGCCAATGGGCGGCAAAGCCGACCTTCGCTGGATTGGTCGGAACGACCTATCGGGAAGCCACACCAACATGGAAGTCGCAGGCATGCTCGGTGAATATGTGGAGAACGACCACAAGCAGATTTCATCTGCTCGCAACAACATGGCCGACTTGGTGGACTCAATTGACCTCTCGCAGTTGAAGCGAATGCTTCAATGGTCGGACAGTCGTGGCCGAGTCAATGCAACTCGTCTCCTTGCAGGAGACACCAAGTTTCGCAGAACCTTCCGAAAGTCAGCCGCACCCGTTGAGGCCGTCGCATTGGTCGTTCCGACCAACGCTAACTGTGGTGTCAGCCCCGAAGTGATTTTCGCAAGAACCGCCGTGGCCCTTGCCGCTTCGGAGTTGTTGAGCGAAGCAGGCTTCGCCGTGGAAGTCTGGGCGATTGCTCACACATACCGTGTCTACCGAGACGGCGATAACGGCCCGAAGGACGGCCTTGCCGCCCTCCGCCTCAAGTCTGCCGACGAACCCACCAACGAAGCGATTGCCGCCTCTGGCGGTTCGTCGTGGTTCTTCCGAACAGGCTTCTTCGCTATGTGGGCCGCACAAGGCGACGCTAACGGTGGACTCGGTTCAAGCCAGAGGCTTACCGACGAGAAATGCGAAGAAATCCGAGAGGCCATTGGCCTTGAGCAAGCCCATGTCATGCGTAGCGGAGAGAACCTCAACTCTGTTGCCGAGGCAATCAAAGCAGGAATCGCAGATGTGAAGGAAGCCCTGCAAGCATGGATTGGAGGACACGATTGAGAGGCTTCCCATTGAAAATGAGGAAGACTCGCAATATACAGGAAGTGAACACAAATGGACGAACACACACACGAAGGAAACGAAGCCGAAGACCGACATGTTCTGTGGAACATCAAGACGGTCTCCCTTGAGAACGAAGCCGAGACCATCCATATTCTATGGATGGATGCACCCCCCGAAGGAATGCCCGTTGAGGGATGGATGCCTCAACTTGTTGAGATGTTCCTTGACATTGGCGAAGCACCTTGCGAAATTGCCTACACCGAAGGTGAAGGTCTGGTTCAAGTCGTGGGGGTGGACGAATGAGCCGATTCCCTACGGGAGATGCCTTCCGTGAGATTTTCAAAGTTGCAGAGCAACTCATTGAGGATGCTCTGGTGATTGTTCGCAAGTGCAAAGCCGAAGGCTTCCACCCCTACGGCGAACACGAAGAGGAAATCTACGCTCTGTGTCAAGCCGCCGAGAGAATCGCAACAGAGCAACTCGGCCTTGATGTGAAACATCAATCGCATTTCCGCAACGAAGGCACACACGACCTCATGGAGCAGATTCACGAAGCCGCCCTTGAAGAGGGCTATAACATGTGGGACTTGTGATAACATGACGGACACGATTTTCAAGCCAGACGGCGAGGACTTGTGGCCTCGCATCGCAGATGGTCGCGTTTTCAAGGTGCATCGCATCTACAACACCTCACACGGCATGGGCGACTGCGCCCATTGTAAGCAGGATGCCTTCGTCCAATTCGTCCTCTACAATCCGAAAGACGGATTGGCGGGCGGAAAGACTCAACTATTTTCTTGCAGAAAACATGCGAGTCTTTTCTTGGAAGCGACTCACCTTGAGGCTGACCGTAAGGTCAAAGCGTGGGATGATGGCTGGGAAATTGCTTGCGATTTCTGCGGTGCTGACTGCGCCGAGAAGCCTCGCGTCTACATGTATGTGCCTACCTGCAAGGGTGCGAGCATGGCGGGCAGGTTCGCATCTACGCTATGTGATGGGTGCGAGACAATGGAGGGTCTGTTCGCTTGAGGATTCAAATCCGAGACCTCCCGATTCAAATCCAAAAACCGAGACCGTGAACATTGGTGAAGAAACATGATACACGATACATACGAGATGCCCAGCATAGCAGGAACACCTGTGCCTCGCGCCATGTGTGATAGGTGCGGCTACAAGGCCTATGTGGGCTTTGCATCTGCATCATCATGGAAGTGGTGTGGACTCCCGAAGCGAGACGGTTTCGCTATCGGCATCTGCCGATATTGTCAAAAGGACGAAGCAGAGGTGCGAGCGTGTGCCTCATGCTCTAAACCCAAGCGTCGCTGGTGGTGGTTCAAGTGAAGCGAAAAATCCTCATCCCGATTTCGGCGCAAGAACCCGAAGAACCCGAAGACTCGCCTCCGCCCATGAGCATGACGATTCTGCAATCACGCATGGACGATGGGGAATGCACCATCCACGGCCCGAAGCGTAGGGTCGTCATATCCGAATATGTCTTCACGGACGGCAAGGGAACACCTTACCGCCCAGAGACGGCGACCCAATGCCTTGACTGCTTCTATGGTGCTTTGAGGAAATCCGAGAAGGCCGCAGAAAAGCGTCATGCTATGTGGGAGGACGGGTGGGAAATCCCATGCGACACATGTCGCAAGGAC